GAAAATTTTTGTATAAAACTAGAGTATCAGCCACCATTAAGTCGGGTCTTTTAACGTTTACTAACGCAACAAAGGTCCTTTTAAACAGTAGGCACAACACTCAATATATTAAATACACAAACTTATATAAGTACATATAGCATATCAAACTACATTGGTTAGGTCCAATGACTCCACATCATTATTTGAAATCCATTTCATGTTCGGATTATATAATATATAAACTAAAGCACTATAATTATTCAAATTCTATTGGTTAGGTCCAATAACTCCACATCATTGTTTTACATCCATTTCATGTTCGGATTATAAACTGTCAATTTATGACAATCATAGTCATGTTCCTGGTAAAGACTCAACACCACCCTTTTCAGTTTTATCGAAAGAAGGGTAACTCTCTATCATATTTAAGATATATGAATCTTCATGCTCCTTTCTAGTCAGGATCTTACTCGGTTCACCTGTTCCGTAAACGGTTAACAGTTACCTTTTCATCACCCTCTGTACTGAGAAGCATTTTGTCACTCTTCATGAATAATCCCCTTACTCTATACTCTTTTTCAATAAGATTCAGAATAAGTTGATTATTGCTTTTCCGAGCTCCAGCCTCAATTTTAATCAAGTCCTTATCTTTGATTAGAGAAAATGTACTATCGTTTGATACATCATCAACTCTACCTTTGAGAAGTTCCTTGACATCCATTAAGGACTTATTGATTGAACTAATTAGTCTATGACTATCCCTAGTTATTTCTAACATCTGGTCATTCAGAGTACCAGTACTAAACATTATTATTAAATTCAATGAGTCTTTGGTTGATTATAACTTTAACTGCTGCTTTAATTAGTAACTTTAGAAGCCAGATAATCATTCAAAGTCGACAACAGATATGTCTTCCTCGTATTGACCCCTTCTAGCTTCCTTCCTCTTCAATTGCTGATATAGATATTGTTTCACCTTCATTTCCGATTTACTTAATTCGTTAGTCGGAATATCCTGGTTAAAATCAAAACCCATATGCATTGCTTGCTTGCACAGTTTAGGATATTTTCTAGCCAAAATCCCATCAATCTTCCTATTCTTTAGTTGCCTTTTTGTTTCTGTACCGAAGGCACCTAAAGTGTTCCTAAGAGTCGTATTACAAGTTAGTAATCTATGATCACCTTCAATTTGATTCATGATTGAATTGACTGCACTCCCAATGCTCATTTTGAGTTTGTAATCTTTCTTTTCACCATTGGACACTAAAGTGACCTTTGGTAATTCAAAAGGTTCCATTTCATACAGAGTATCTGGAGATGTACCCAATTCAGCCATATTAATCAAGAAGTGATCTCTATAATTATTTAACAGACTATTACCTATCAAATCTAAAGAATCTATTGATTTGCCAATCTCAGTTCCCGTGTTCAAAGATATCAACTCTTCCAGAAGAATTGTCATCATGAACGATCTCCTCGTCTTCAACATTCTTGATCGGCAACTCATTATTCTTATTCAGCCAGAGGTTTACTTGATCTCTCTTTAATTTATCATATAATACTGGATCCACCTTAAGTTGATCAAACCGAAATGATGATGACTTCGGTCTTTTCACCTCTCCAGTACTAATTATTTCCTTACCTGATCTAGCTCCTCTTATCTGTTTAATAAGACCCTTACTCTTAAACATACCCCTATCAAATTTTGAATTGCTCACAATGGTAGGTTTAAATATAACGGAATCACTAAACAGATCTTTCATATCTCCTAAGTTAGATAGCATATCTTGATTACTTATACCTTCAGCACCTATAAGGCCCTGGAAGTTTAAATCATCAGATATGATCCTAACTCCTGGATCTATTGTATTGTAAAATCTAGCAATTAATCCTATACTAATGTTAATAGGTACACTACCAGCAAACATATCCAGATTTTCGAAATTTAGCATTATACTCAGAGAATCACTCAGCTGTGAATCTTTAAGACTCACATCGAAGTTTGGTCTCATCATAAAATCCGCCCTTCTCTTATCTAGATTGAATGCAAAGCTACCAATTATAGCTTGATCCAAGTTTCTCCATCTTCTATCAACAAGAACAGCTGTCCCTTTTACCCCTTTGTTAGCAGCAAAGAGAGCTTGAATGGACACCACTATACCACCAAGATGGACAAAGTTTACACTGGGCATATTCTTCTTTACCGCTCTTATCTCAGAATCAGAAATGAGGGGTAGATTTGGAATAACCAACTTGGAATCACCATCTTCTAACTCTAACTCTATATTAGTTTCAAACTTCTTGATTGCTGTTATATTCTTCAATTTCAACCAACTAGAATCACCATAGATATTACTGGATGAGATAGCTTCAGTTGAAGATTTTCCTCCAGATACCAATGAGCAAAACTTGTTAACGTCGACTAAAGACATATTCTGACTCTCTATATATATATCACTAGCTACCTACACCTAAAGGTTTAAACAAAGCTAGATGAACTTACACTCCATCAGAGTAACTATCCACTAGATCCTCCAGTATGTGGATAGATGAGCCCTTCATTAAATGTTTAGATTTGATCATTGATCTTATAACCAATTGATGAAAGCTCATTTGATCCTCATCCAAGAGCTCCTCTATGAAGGCTCCCTTCCTGTAAGCATAGCCGGCTTCTATCATGTAAGAATCAATGCAATCTTTGAGATTACCTTTTTCCTTAGCTATGTTCAACCTGTAATACACCAAGCTTGGTAGTTTCAAAATGCCTCTCCGACTCAAAATCCAACCACAGAATATTGGATTAATCTTCCATTCCACTTTGGCTTTCAGCTTCAAAGAACCAATGAAGTCATTCATTTCATTTCTAATCTTTGCATTTGTGAGTATACACATATCATCTCCAGCAAAGCAAATCGGTGTGGTTCTATTGACATTATACCTGCAAAAGGTGAAAGCCATGTTCGCTAAAGTATTGAAGAAGAACGTTCCAAATTCCCCAGTGAATCGCATTATGGCCAGCATACCAAGCTTACATCCCAGCTCTAACTTCAGAGTTTTGTAATCCTCAATAAGATCATGTGGCCAACCTACATCTTTCAAAATTAGGCATTCAAAAGCCAATATTGTTGAGTCCTGAGATGCATCAAAGGCCTCATAATCACTCTCGACACAGATTGGACCAATGAAGTTGCCTTTGACCCATCTCTCCAGCTCATCAAAATTTTTCTTGCTATGCACATAGAAAGCCTCTGGCATGACTTCATTTATTTTGAGCTCAGCATACCTGCACCAAGCAGAGAATTTGAACAGAACACCATGCGCGAAACAGGCTATGGTTTGCCCTGCCTTGGCATCACAAAAGGCCTTTTCTGCTTTTTTGCAAAGTTGACTCTTCATGAATAGCAAGAAATTTCTTATATCCCAATCTGGATCACTTCTCCCCGCATGAGCCATGATCAATTTCTCTGACTTTCTCATTCTGACATCCTCAAAATCATTCAAAGCTTTTTCAAAAAGGTCAGGTCTGAAATGAGAGTTAACTCTTATCAATCTCGTAAACTCTTTGTGAAGTATAGAGCCTTTGATCCAAGCCTTGTTTAATTTCTCTGACTCCACCAGGGGATTGGAGAAACTAAGCCTCTTCTTAACTGCCATCCAGAATGTAACATCATCAAATGTTTGATGCCTAGGGAAAATAGCCTCAAAGTTGACTGGCCCCGTGCTCGTCTCAAGATTAAGATTCTGGTCATTATCTTTGAATTGATTGGACCATGAATCTTTACTCTTGAACTCTCTGTTCTCCTTCGCTCTCAATTGGTCATTAATAATCATTAAAGCATATGATTTGTCAGTTATGTTGATATGAACCTTCATTTTTGATTCAACAATATCTGGTTCTATCAATTCGACCTCTTGTGAGTCCTCCCTTTGGGTCAAGGTTAAAAGGCTTTTCATCCATGGATCTCCTTGCACTTTGTCTTCATGTCCACCAAAAGTAGGGGGCTCAGTAATGAAAGTCACATCTTCCATACCTGACATATTCTCTAATTCAGCTCTTTTAATGACTTTTCCTTGAAGGACCTTTCCTATCAATTTATTTCCAGCCTTCTTCACATACTCATTCAGCGGGTAACCAAAGCCCTTAATGAAATTGATTGTTTCCTTGGCTCTAGTTAACCCAACCATCATATGGTTATCAGAAGCCAATAGAGAATCTTCAGTTAGAGCTATACAAACTTTATTGAAGGTCAAACCTTGTGATTCTCCAAAAGTCATCACCGTGAAATTCCCAAAGAATGTTTTCTCTTGTCTCCCAGCCACTAGAATCACATCAAAAGCTTTTTCTGAAAATGCGGCAGCTGCTGAATTGTAAAGCTTCCATTTAGTCTCCCCCTCAAAAGATCCTAGCATATTGATATCCATCATCGATTTCATTCCTTTTGGGAGTCTATGAGAATATAACAAGTATCTGGGATAATCAATCTCAAGCGAACTCAATTCACCACCTTGAGCTAGCAGATCATCGTCACTCTCAGAGTAATATGAAGCTTGAAGCGGGTCACCTATCAACAAAAGCTTAGTTACCTTCTTCTCTAATCTACAAGTTAAGTTATCTACTTTACTTTTGTAAGCTATTACATCAGTGTAACCCCTAGGAGTTAATGGAAATTCATCTATTATAATTAGGCTAAACTTCGAGAGATTTTCCTTTAGAGCAGATTCGTAAGTCTTAAAAGTGACATTCTTGTTGCTCACTTTTAATTTCCAGTCCGCCAATAAATTGACTCTAGGTGATATAAGCAATATTTTCATTGGAGAGTCCATTGAATCAAGAGCCATTTGAACTGGTCTAGATTTTCCGCATCCAGCAAACCCTAGAATCACCGCTCCCTTCACTACAGCATCACCTTTCGTCATTTCTTTAAGAAATTTTGGATCCCTAAAGCTCTCTGGATCAATATTTCTTTTCCTCCCTGAAAAGTAATCAACTCCATTATTGAAACCACTAGAAGTTACAACTCCTGTACTTCCCCTCAGAAAGCTATGGATCAGCAAAGCGGCTCTTTCAAAATTGATCATTCTATCAAATTTGTTAACAAATTTATTCCTTGGATCTATCTTATTCAAGAATGAATTATAGAATCCACTGTCTGATAACTTGATCAATTTATCTGAGCTTTCATCACCGAGGGCCAATTTAAGAACTTCACCATTATAAACAGAGAAATGTCTTTTGATCAGTTTCAGAGATATTAATCTATAATTGGATTCTTTCACTCCGAAATAAGACCACTGCCCGTCAATTAGCACTCTGACGCTCAAGTTCAAGAGATTAGCTATAATCGAGAGATCATCAATAGTCAAACCCTTATCATCTTTGATCTTGATCAGAAATGTGCTATCCTCTTTAACCAACAAGTTGATTAATTTGGATCTGCTTATTCTAATTTCTTCAGCCAAAGAATCTATCAAGCAAGACTCTTTCAAATCATTGATTTCTTCCTCTTCAATGGAGCTCGCCAAACTAATCAGGCTCTTTGATCTGATTTGCTCCCTGAAGGTCAGAGACACTCTCCTATCTTTTGCTATCACAGAGTGCTTCATTCTCTTTTGCGCTCCATTTTTCATCAGAATCATATCCCCCGGACTCATAGGGAAGCTGTGCTCATACTTTCCCATCTTGACTGAGAACATGCCTTCTCCTATCATGTTGACCGTGAGAACAGGATTTCTATCCAGATCATAGACATTTTCATCATCTGCGTGCCAATGAATTCTACCCCCCCTGGTATACTCATTTATCAATACTGAATTGAATTTGAATCCAGTTACATCGCAGGCAATTTTATTCAATTCACTGATGAAGTTAGGCCAGCCCATATTCTGGTACTTGACCTTATCATGACCATAATCGAAATTAGCATCCTTGCAGAAATAGAACGCCTTCCTCGTTTTGAGCTTTTGGCTCTTTATTCCCTTGAGCAGATTATCAAGGTCAATTCCACATTGTAGAAATGAGCTATCCTTTATCTCAACCACTAGATCACTCCAACGATCATCCGGCTTGATTCCCCTTATATCATTCAAGTGATCACTCAAATCAGATGTATCTATCTCAATTTCTCTGCCTGAGGTCGAGGAAGATGAGCTAGATGATACAGAAACCATAGTCACTGAATCTTCATTTTCATTTGCATTTGCTGATATCTCTTCTAATTTGGTCTCCACATCCTTCTCCAATTGAATGACATCAGTGGTCAAAGGGTATGCCATTTTGATCTCACTTAGAACATCAAGCATATCATCAAGAGTTTCATGGACACAACTTGCGGTAAAGTCACCACAAATTTGTCTTAAAGGTAGAAAACTTCCGGATAACATTATCTCAATGTAGAAAGGTCTGAATGATCTTCTGTCCCTTTGACAATTTTGACCGAACTCTTTCATGGCGGCCATTAGTTTCTTATTGTTATACTCTATTAACTTCTCATCAATCAAAGAGTAACCTTTATTAGACTTGAGTTCAATCATAGTGATGTCTCTCAGAACTCCAGGTTCCTCTTTGAGCAGACCGATTTTGATCTTTTTAAATTTGGTATTGTCTCCACCGGGGTAAGAGTAGAAGCTAGGAGTGAAGCCATTCACTATGTTTCTTCTGTCTCTTGATTCCTCATCCTCTCCTTTCTCCCTTTCTTTGAAAAGAAGCTTATCTGATTGGAGCTCATTTACATCATGGAATGCCAGATCTTTGATGTATCTCCATAAAGCGTTGTTGTCATAATTCCTATTAATGGAACACGTCTCTATTCTTACTTCGAACGCTTTGGCTTCGGATATTTGCTTCAGCAAGTTATCTCTCTGAAAGGATCCCATCAATCTCCTCACGAATTCTGGAAGAATGCTCTTCAGCGAATGTATGAATTGATCAAAAATCCCATCATTACTCAATTTCGCTGCTCCATGTTCTTGAAATCTTGAGGCAAAGTCCTCAATAAAGAGGACTTCAGTTAATGATATAGAATCACCAACTAATTGCCTCAATTTTGCAACAGCCGATTGAGTGTCCGGTTTCTTGAGAGACTTGAGATAGATAACTATCTTCTTGAAAAAGGAGAAATGAACATCAGCTATAGGCATTTTGTACTTAGTCCCAAGAAAAGCTGACATATCAAGTGTGTCAAATCCCTTGAAGAGGCGAATGGACCTTGAAATTCTCCTGCCCTTTACAATAGTAAATAGATGGTGGGCCCCTATGGTTTTAATCAGATCAACTGAGTAAATCTGATCTCTTACTTTAAAAGATGAAGCGCTGAATAGCCACTTCATGTTAACACTTTGCTCATAGGACTCTGAATAGACCCCATCCGGAGCAAAAACGAAGTTACCAGTCTGAAGAATCTCGAAAGAGTAAACCTCAGGGTAAAGCGATTGCTTGATTCCCTCTAATATTTCTACAGGAAAAACAGCTGTACATATAACATGGGAGGGTTCAAATTTTTCCAGAAAATCAAGCATCATAGAGAAAGTCCAGTAATGGAGTTCATCATGGAATAAGAAATTGCTTCCTTTTTCAATTCTAACATCCATTAAGGGATCATAGTCTCTTGTATTTGATTCAAGCAGCTGAGTTGGATATTTGATTGACAAACCATCACCTGACTTGTATCTGAAACTATCTTTGACATCCATTAATCTATTTATTAGATTAATTGACATTTTCTTTGGAGCATCACTCGATTCATGAAGTATTTTGAGTTTCGATTCCTTCATTGAAACGACATTGAGATTATTAAAATTTTGTATAAGTGGTGGAATCACCACATACAGCAAATGATTCTCAATGGTCTTGCATAAAGGATGCGAGTGAGATTTGTATGAATAGGGAGAAAGATATATACCAGAATTTGATGCAAACTCTTTCTTCCTGTCATCCAAGTTAAAATTGAAAAATTTACCAATTCGATTTTCCTCATCTTCAAATGTACGTCCAGAAGTGGACTGAACATTGTCGATAAAGGAAGGGCTGAAAGTTGATAAAATTTTCTCTTGTGGGGTACGGAATCCGTAAGACATGATTGATGGGGATTGTTTGATTAGAATTAATCTTAGTGAATTTGAGAAGTGGAAATACCAACGAAAGTTGATTAAATAGAAGAATAGTAATGAATATCGC